NGACCTAAAGATGTTGCTACGCTTCTTGCAACAACCAAAGCCCTCGATGCAGTACTAGCCAAGCCTAAACTTGCTGCACTCGACCTTGCTACTGCGATTGTCCTAGAAACTCTGCTGGCTAATCCCAATGTTGCGCTTACCGTCCTGGGGAAATTAGCAAGCCTCGATACGGCAGTCGCTAAACCAAGAGAAGGTGATGGCGTTCTAGGAAAATTAGCAATCCTCGAAACACTGAGGTCAGTACCCATACTTGGAGAGGAACTTCTGGCTAGGGCCAGTGCTCTTGACGATAGAGGTGCGAGTCCCACAGCTACGCTGGCTGACCTTGGATAGTCGGTTACTGCTGCCTCCTGCAGGTCAAGGTCATATTCATGCCCACTCGTCTCGTTGGCATTGCTGCTGTATGCCCTAGTCCGTGCACACTCAAGATAGCGATAGGTGGTGGCATCCTGGTTAATAGATAGCGTGTCAATCAGGCTAGTACCATCTCGTGCATCATCCCAGGTTGAGGCAACTGAGGGGTTGTCTCTTGTTATTTTGATATAATATCGTCTTCCATCAAAGGTTAGGGTGTCTGCGCCACTTATATCAATATCGTCAGTTACGCCGTTGTCATACTCATAAACATGTTTTCCCCCTGTGTAAAAGTCATGCAAAAGAAAGGGGGTAACGTCATAATTCTCATTCGGACTGTTACACTGTCGGTAAAGCACATACTCGGTAGCATTGCCTACCTCTGTAGCATCAGCATCAATATAATGAGTTGTGCCTGTAACAAAGTGCCCAGCACCATAATCACCGACTACCACTGCATCATCCCCACGGGTCATATTAAGAGTAGTTAATGTATTGGCAGCCACAGTCAGAACACCGCTTGTGTCTGTCTCAGTCCAACCAGTCCAGTCCACATAAGGGTCGAGCAAGCCAAGAGGTTGCAGGTCATCAAGCTTAATAGTCTTCAACCAGTCCACGCAGGGTGCTGAAATCCTTTGAACCATGCTGGCCAGTTGCCGATTTGATAAGGCTCTTATATCGCCCTTTCCATAAAGGTACTGGTCAAAGAAAGCGAGTTTTCCATCTCTATCTAAACCACGTGGCTCCAGCTTGTTTCGGATTACCTTACGAAATCTAATGCCATCGTTCAGGGCAGGTATTATGGCCTCATCGTACTGACTGCGGAATCGCCTCCACTTACCTGTAGCCATGTATTTGGCTGGATTATCTCTCGCAATCTGCCCTAGCCTGTTGTGCTCACGCCTAAGATATTCTCTCAGGGCAAAACTATGCAGGAGAGTCGCATGGTCACTTCCAGGTGGATAAACTATATCCGGCATGATTTCCTACCCATTCTTGCCACGAATCTTGTGAGTAACGGTGATGGTATCTCCGCTTTCAACAGTTATGTCGCCGGCATAGCAGCACACGGAATACAGGGCATCATCGTCATCGTTGACCAGCATGTGACCTTTGACGGTTGCATCTGTCCCAGCAGTAAAGGGATGCTCTACATGAACCGTATCATTGGAGAATGAGTCACTGGATGCACTGATAGTCGCGATTGTCGCCAGCGTAAGCCCTGCTTCAGTACATTTGGTGTAATTAGCATACCCACTTGCCGTAGCAGCCGAACACGCAGTCTTGATTGCAGAGATGCTTTCAGGTGTGGTAGAAGTACCCCCTGTTAGCCATAGGACTATTTCACCGATACCTTCATTGTTCACGACCTGTTCCTGAGCCATTGTCTACCTCCTCAGTAGTTCTATCGCCTTCCTTGTTTCTTGTACATTTCGGGGTGAAGGCTCACCCGTTCTGTATTTTTCGTCTATTTCTTCATCCCTGTGCTCCATGCAGTATTTGCACCTTAAAGAATGGTATTCCTGTAATATCTCAACAAAATCCATAATCTTCCGACATCCCTCAGTCCACTTATCAAAAAGCCTCTGGTACTGATTGATGCAGGGAACCGTGAAGCACGTCGGTTCTGCTGGTGCTTCTGGCAACTTCGGCATCATCACAGAGGCTTCCCGATAAAGGAGTGTGCGGTCTGACTTACGGACATCTACAGAGAACTCTACTGCCAATCCCCCACCGACTAATGTTGGCATCTCTTCCTCGCTATCACGGTAAAGGGTTCGAGAATATCAATAATCTCCCCGAACTCATTGATTTCTCTCTTCCACCGCTCCCTATCCCATTCAACCTTGTGCGTAGGGTCTTGCCAGAATACAGCAGATTCAACTGGCGTTATGGATGATATGACAACACCTTTACTTACTCTAAATGCCTCAGAAATGCCTCTGAGTGGGTCTGAGAGGTGTTCCAAAACATCCACTGAGTACACGGCATCAAAAGAGGAATCCTTGAATGGGATAGCTTCTGCATCAGCAAGCATCATCTTCTGAGCAGGATTTATCTCGAACCCGATAGCATCAATTCCCTTATCCTGAAGTTCCTTGACCCTACTACCATCACCACAGCCAACCTCCAAGACCCTACCACTGAGATATTCTGATAGGTCTGGACAGTTGGTGTGATACTGGCTCTGCATTGCCCAAGAGTATTCGGCATTGAAGTCTATTTCTATATCGTCTAGCGGAATTACTCCATCAAAATCCATGACAGCACCGTTGAAGTGTTCCCTAACTACTGGATAACCCCAGAGTTCAGTCCATACTTGTGTAACTTCAGCCTTAAATCTCCTTGAGAGCCAACTATGGAGAGGACAGCCTTGAATCACCCATAATCTCCCATTCTGGTCTGGTTGCACAGGATAACTTCTTGATTTGATAGGTCTGTCTGTAGGTTTCTCCTCTGGTAGCAACATAAAGTAAAAGTCGCCACCACACTTATTCTCACACCACTTGCCGCAATCAGACATCGTTATGCGTCCATCAAACGAGCTGTAGATTTTCTTATAATGGGGAATACTCTGAACCTTTGTCTTTAACCCTTCAATCTCTTTGAGTATTGGCTTCCAGTATTCTTCATGCAGTAAGTCCCAGTCATATCTCTGAACATTGTTACAGCCAATCTGACCTATTTCTCGGAGGTGAGGATGATTATATGCTCTCTGCAATGCTTGAAAGATACTACTAGCACTTACAGACGCTCGCCATTCTTTGTTAAACCACTCCCACTCATCATCTTTGACTGGGATTAGATATTGAGTAGGACATAATTCGGGTCCAGTAGAAGCATCAGTCGTTATGACCGGCACACCGCAAGCCTGAGCTTCAATCAGAGGTAAGCCAAATCCCTCACCCTTTGTCGGCAAGCAGAAGACATCCATGAGTCTATACCGGTTAGCCATCATCTGGTCGCTAACCTTGCCCAGAAAATACTGGTCGGGTTCAGCCCACTTCACCAGATTGTCGAGTTCTAGGTTCTGCATCGCCCTCGTGAGAGAATCGTTCTTGTCTGTATGTAGAGGATTGACTGACAGATATAATCTTGCCTCTTCGTGCATCGTGTGAAAGTCCTTGAATGCTCGGAGGAGGTTGACGTAGTTCTTGCGGTCATCAGCATAATTGACTCCAACACTGCCGATGACAAAGTTATCTTGCCAACCTAAAGCCTCTCTGCCCCTTTGTCGGCTGTCTTCATCAGGATAGTATATCTTGGTGTCAATCCCATGAGGCGCATACCAAGACTCATACCCGACTCTCTCAATCTCTTTTTGACCATGGCTTGTGAGCGCAATTATCATCAACGGCTGTTCAAGGCTTCTGCTGATAGAAAGGGGTATCTTCTCTGTATCAAAAGGAGTGTAAGAAATCCACTTCTTGGGCACTCCGTCAATAGCGTGATTATCTAAGAGGCTGATGATATAGTCAGCCTCACCCCTATCAATCATCCTGTTAAGCATACTCAGGTCCATTCCCTGAATGGTTGGTATGCCGTTCCAGACAACTGTTCCAGTATGAAAGTGCTTGCAGGCCACGACTACTTCATGGCCTTCTGCCTGTATTCTCGGAACAACCTGTCTGGTGACAATGCCGTATCCAGTTGGAGCCCAGGGTGCCACACTGAGCCAGATCAGCTTCATGCACCAACCCCATCAATGTGTTCTTTCACAATATGCCCAATATACACGTAGACTTCCCCATCTATTGTTTTTGTCCAAAAAGCATCCCCGTTACGGCACAAAGTAGCTTCAACTTCCCCCTGCTGCTTCTGATTCTTACCGAAAAGCTGCGCTGTTATTATTCTTGTATAGAGTTCTTTAGGCACGCTACGAAAAACTTGTGCTAGGCTATGGGCTTGGTACAGAGTAAGATTCATCCTACACCAGCGATAATCTCTATTTCACTCTCGTTCTCGGAATCTACAGTTACCTTGATATACCGATACGCATTCTGAAGACCCTTATGGCGATTATCTCTGTCACCGTGTGGGGTATTCAGTTCGTCAATCTGCCTCCAGTTTTCACCGTCATGGCTACCATAGACTATGAACTCAGCGCCAGAGTTCTTTACCCAGATGTCCTTGTAGGCGTATCCACCGAACCCCTCGGTATCAAGTTCTACTTCAAGGGGATTCGGGGCTAGAAGTTCTCGGCAGACCCACGTAACCGGGTCTTGTTGCTCGAAATCACCATCTACGACATTGTTCCCCGGTGTTGTGGGCCAAGATACTTCAATAGTTCCCGAACTACCGGGAACAGTACATTATAGCAAAAACCATTTGGCGTCGTGGGGATCACGAAATTAAGGAACGTATATGCGGTCTTTGAAACCCATGTCGGATGGTCAGTAGTAGACGAACCATAAGCTCTAATCGCCATGATTTCCCCCTTCTATGCCCTATTAAACCCACGACAGTAAAACAGTCTGTTGGCACTCTGGTTGGCTGAGACATATAGCCTGAAATACTGAGCACCGCCGATACGGAATATGGCGACTATACTGCCAGCGCCAGATGATGTAGCGTGAGCGAAATGGCCAGTAGCATCGTCATCAAGAGCCACCATTGCGACAGGTATGGTTGCGATAGCATCATCTCTCTGGATATACGGTGTGACCGTTCCACTAGAAGATAGTGCCGGTATAATAACTGTCAGGAACTCGTATGCCTCATCAAGGTCAACCAAGTCCGTGTACCGGTCAACATCGTCACCAGTGAACTCAGTGGCTGACCTATCATAATCTAGTGTTGCAGTCTTCCAACCACTTTTTTGCATGTTATCCTCCTTGAGCTTTTCTCAGGAATCTTTCACCTGCCTGTGGTGTCATAGTGGCAAGTTGATTGGCATACCTCTTCCTCAACGCTTTCATTCTTGCCTTCTCCCGACACCTGATTAGATGAATGTTGAAACCCCTGGCATCCTTTTCATCCCCACACTCCGGACACACTCTAGTAGCCATATTGCTCCTTACGTTTGCCCCATAGCATTACCTTTTCTCATTTCAGCCAGTTCAGCATTGCTGACAAACCGTGACGTATAACCTTCGCCATCTGCCTGGTCAAGTCTGGTGAACATCCTGATTTTGAAGGTGGAGGGAATTAGTTTTGATTGAGTCTGACACTGGGGGCATGGCGCATTATGCCTATCATCCATGCCCCTCAATGATTCAAACTTGCCGTGTCTAGGACAAGAGTATTCATATATGGGCATGATTACCCTCTAGTCAAAGTCAGATTTACGGGCGCAGACCAAAAGCAGATTATAAACCAAGCTAGACGCATCAACATTCCCATTCTGCTCTGCGGTAATGTAACTATTGGTAGAAGCCCCGGCCGCTTTCCAGATCGGGAGTGCTTTGCCAGCAATGGTTTGAACTGCCAAACCCTCAAGAACAACTGCTGCTGTATTAGCAGGGCTATCAAACAGATTGTCCTCCTGGTTTGTCCCATCGGCATCGTCAGCGATTCCAATATCAAGGTCTGCATCCTGAGCATCTACTGTAGTGATGTCCATATAGGCAGCGAGAATAACCATATCGTGGGTAAATGGGCTTACGGTGTAGTTGGCTATTGTTGCAGACGCAGCCGAAGATAGCCCGACATACCCTGTTATCTTTACGCCATACTGCTGCACGACACCCATCCCGCCAAACTGGCTCTTAACCAGCGCATCTTTTGATGTTGCCATATTTGCCTCCTGTTAACTTTATAGCGTAGGCACCTAAGTTCCCGCCTTCTGAGGCTCGAATCTGTCTGGATTGTTAGCTAACTCTCCAAGCCTCACAAGTTCTTCAGGCGGTGTGGGTGGTCTTATCGCTGGTGCATGACTAAACTCATGTATCTTAGTTCCATCATGCAGGTAAACGGGGAGAGGAGTTGGCGGATACTTTAAGGCTACACACGGCACCGAAATCCTCAAGCGAACAGGTTTGTCGCATTCTGGGCATGACGCATCATGCCTATCCTGCATCTGCTTATAGCGCTCAAACCTGTGACCACCCTGACACTCGTACTCGTAGATAGGCACCTAGTCTCTTCCCAGTGCGACTTTCCGTGCTGCCACTATGTCGGCATCTACCTGGTCTGGCTCAAAGCCTATGCTGTTCTCTGGTCTAGCCTTATCCGGGTCTTGTTTAACCACCTTCAATTTAGTGAAGCTGGCTTTTTCCAGACCTATAATCATAGACTCTGTACTATCCTGTACCTCTGGAGGCAGACCGAGCACATCACACAAAGCCATCATCTGAGACGTTGGTAGTCCAATTATGTTAGGTTTCTCCATATTCGTTGCTCCTTATATTCGTTCCTGTTTTGCTCAGCAATTACAGGCTTAACAATTTACCTGTAGCCTGACCAGCCAGGATGAGGTCGTTGCACTGATGCGGTTGGGGATTAAATAGCCAGCCAGTTGCCTGTCTGTGCTATTGCTATGCTTGGCGATTGTCCCGTCAATATGGAATATGGCTTGGTGAATATTGACAGTAGCACCCATTTCCTCATTGTAGGGTACGACATAGCATGGCCCCCAAGCCTGAACCCACTGCCATGTTGAGGCGACTGGGTCTATCAGGGTGACACCTACGCAAGTAACGTAGTCAAGACCGCCTGCCCAGTGCTGATACATTTTGCCCCACTCGCTCTTGCAGATGAAACAAGAACCTTGACTGAGAGTAACAGCCTCTACGAGTCCGTGGTCAATGTAGATGTCAACCTCACCTGAAGTACTTTTGCCACTGGTAGAACTCTTGACTATCCTGTAGGAGCTGTACGGATTGGTTCGTGGAAGTAACCATCCACCAGCATAGTCGTCCTCAGACGGCGTAGTCCCATCAACCAACCCTGATGCTAGGATACCGACTTTGGTATCACCAGCCTCACCTGCTGTTGCACCCCACGTGATACCATCGTCTTTGTTCAGATTGAACATACCGATGTTGGCTTTATTGGCCGTATAGACGGTGTTGGTATAGCCGTAGAAGAATGTCCTGTCGCCATCTACATACTTGGTTCCTATGGGGTATTTCTGAACCGTGTCACCAACAGATGAGTTGGCATGAGGATTGGGTAGCGTAAGATTACCCCAAGCTCTATCTGGCTCCCCACGAAACCATACAGGCATCTGAATGTACCTACCGTCCACAACTCTGATGTCGTGGTTAATTACCCTTTCTGCTATATTAGTCATATGTCTCTCCTAGAGTTTACTGGGGGGATTTTACTTCAGGCTCCCCCTCAACCTGCGAAGTCTATCGCTCATTTAAGGCTGAGTTTAAGCCTATGCGACCACGGCAGCAGCCGTATCAATGCTGGTGATCCGTGCAGCACCGAGATTGCTACCCAGTGCCAGACAGCAGTAAGCGGTCAGCCTGATGCCGGCAGCATCGTAGTCTTCCAGTGCCTCAAGTTCTCGTACCTTGAAGAACTCAGGGCCTCCAGTACTTCCACCAGTACACAGACAGAGACCTCCGTCCATTATCTGACCGAACCTGATGGCGTAGATGCTCTGGATTTCACTGGCAGATGTTGCCTTGTCCCCAGTATTGTCGTCCTCATCAACCATGTAGTCGGAAACCAGCAGACGAATACCATCAAAGAACTCAACCCTTGTGCCGTACTCGTCCTTGGTATAGTTAATGTGACCTGCCGGGTAGGTGCTAGCTACACCAGCTTCCAGGGCAGCAGCACTAATTCGATTACGGATAGTCCTGCTCATCAGTATGACGCTTGCCTTCGGTCTCACCCTGTCCAGCATATCCCGCGTGGTCTTGACGCTGAGTCCAGCATCGGCCATATCGTATAGCTGGCCGTACGTACCAGTGGTGTCAAAGGTCTCACCACCAGCAGCGTCAGCTTCAAACAGGTGACTTATGCCATCAAACTCCGCAGCATCGTTATCAATGTCCCCAAAGATTAGCTTGTCCTCAAGGGTTCTCTGACAACCTTTGCGAAGTTCGCTCAGTACGATGGTTCGGTAGTCGTTGGGATCCCGGTAGGTGTCCATCATAAACTGATCAAGTACATCCTGCCTGGCTACGCGCTTCAGTATGGCTTCGACCTGAGTGGTATAGTCCACGTCTGCCTGCCAGGGTATCTGCTCATGGATGTCATAGAAGGCTGCAGTCGGTAAGGTGTTTTCCCTGTTATAGAGAACAGACTTAGAGTCTATTGCCATTACAGGGAGTTCGGGTAGAAGTGACCCCTCCTCTATGACTTCCTGAACAACACCCCTCAGGAGTTTGGACTGGACTAGCTTCTGGGCTTCGGTTAATGATGCCCAATGGCCCACAATAGCCATGTCTTACCTCCTAAATTATTTGTGAATTTCCCTCCAACCAGCCTTTATCTTTCCTTTGGCTGATTCGGGTTCTGCGGGGCCTGTTGTCCCCGCCAATCCCTGGTCGAACTTTTGTGGGGTTGCTTGAGCTGTCTTCAACTCGCCCTGCATATTTTCCAACGCAAGGTTAGCTGCTTTGGTCTCCATAATCTGCACTGCATGAGGGCCTGTGATTTCCTTGTCGCTCAAGAGTCCAGCGTGCTGTTCTTCTGAAAGGTTATATTGCTTACTGAAGTCCTGTGCTGCAAGGACTCTGCCCAGTTGCTCGGCTTGTGTCCTTATGCCCTGTGCAATCTGCATCTCCCGGGCTGTCTGTGCCTTCTGCTCTCTCTGTTCGGTTCTGTCGCTACGCCTCTTGTCAGCCTCGGCTTGGGTGATTTGACCGTCGTCAACCATCCTGTCGTCTTCAGCTTGCGCTGACTGTTCGGTGCGCTCAAGGTCGGCAATCTGCTGCTGCATCTGGAACTCAGAGAGTCGCCTGGTTGCTTCAGAGACTTGCTTTTGAACCTCTGCCTCCCTTTTCGACCATTCTTCCTGCGTGAATGTCCTTTCGGACGGTTGAGCCTTCTCAGGTTCCGCTTGACCCTTTTCAGCCTCAACTTGAGGTTCTGCTTCCGCCTCAGATGGTGCTTTAACCTCTGGCTCAACAGGTTGGGGAGTTTCCACCTCAGCCTGCTCTGCCTTTGGTTGAGCGTCCATTTGGGGTTGATTCTCCTCAGTAGTCATCTTTTTGAAATCCTCCTATCTATTTGCCTTCTCAAAGAATTGCCTGAGTCCCTGTTTGACCCAAGCGTTAAAATCCCTGTAGCCTAGTGGATACTTGGAATGAATCGCCTGTAGTCTTCGCACCTCTTCTGGCGTGAGAGTCCCACCCTTATACCAGAGCTTCTCCAACGCTTTCATAAGAGATGATCCTAAATCGTTTTTGATGTTCTCCCAGGATTGAACTGGGCCTTGATAAGTAGGTAGGCCACTGCGTTCCAGTGTGAATTCGCGTTGCATATTGGCCGGACTCTCCAATGCCTCTAATGCCTTGCTGCAAATATCAGTTAGCAACTTATTTGTCTCATCAATCATCCGGCGTTTCTGTTGTGGCGTTAGAGTTCGGGAGTTATAGATTTCAGTCTGTTTCTTACGAATCTCGGATAGTTGCCTTGCTACCCTTCTGAGGTATCTTGCGGATGCTGAGTAGTGGTCTTTGTATTGGTCATCATAGAAAAGCAGCACTTCCGGGTGCTTTGCCTTGTAGGCCTCAAACTTTTCCTGCTCACCGAGCTTGAGCATCTCCTTCAGATACTTCTCGTGCCTCTGATACTCTTCAAGTCTCTTGTAGAACTTATCTACCGATTCACTGGATGAGCCGTAAGGGTCTCTTACCACGAAAGCCTTAATTACAGGTGCTTCGGCTAGTGTTGGCGATGGTTGAGGAATGTCTGGACTAACGCCAGTTCCCTTGAGAATGGCATCAAGGATATTTGTCGCATATCTACCAAGCCCACCAGTATAGCCATTCATCAGATTATCTATCTTGGCAGGCGAGTACTTAACCCAATCCCCTATCAATTTTGCTGTTTCAGAAGTATATCCTCCATACTGGAGTTCCGGTGGCATCGCCTTCCTGCTCTCTGGGACAATCGGCCTCTCACGGAAGAAGCTGTAATTACTGATGTTTTCTATGACTGGCAGGAGTGCTGTGGGGATAAAGCCTGGAGAGCCAGCTTCAAACGCGTTTTTCATGGACTCAACCAGTAAATCGGGGTCTTTCTTATCAAGAAACTCAAGAAACCTTTCAGGGATAGAGCCAAATATGATACCGAGTTCAAACGGCTTGGGGATTCTGTAAATGTTGTCGTCGGTCATTACAATCCAGAACAAATCCTTCTGCCATTGAGGGATTTCATCCCATCTCGGGTCATCTCTATTGGCATAATAAAGTAGGATAGACGGGAGGCTAATACCCATAAAGACCTTCAGTGAGGTTCTCACCGGCTGGTCACGAAATGAGTTGATCATCCTCGTCCAGCCCCGAATATTGGCATTAAAGAAGGCTGTGATGGTATTGACTGCCCTCGCAGTGGTTCCCATTTTGGCAAAGTCTAGGGTGACTTCCCGGGACGAGAATCCTGCTGCAAGCGGTGTGGCTCCCTTGCGTATCCCAAGCCTGAATTCACCCAATCTGGTTGCCTTCTCTCCAAGCTCACTGCCAATCTGCAAAAGTTCTAGGGGATGTTTGACGTAATCCTTGAATCCCTTACCCTCAACTATCTCTGTGAAGGACTTTTGCAGATACCGCCTATCCATCGAGACAAGCATTGCCCTCTCAGCCCCAGACATTCGGTATAACTGATAGTCAGACCCCTTCTTGAAGATACTGGCAACACCCTTCATAAAATCAATCCCAGGTATAAAGCCATAATTGGAATAAGCAAAAGCTGTAAGCTGGTCCCTGGCAGGGTTTCTAACCATGAAATCAGGACTCAGCGTTGCACCAGCTCTCAGCCACTTAGCTGGCATACTCAACACCTGCCCAACCATGCCCATTGATTCTCTATCTAGTGCCAGAAGTCCCCTATATAAATCAGCATCACACTGGTAAAATTGCCTCTTCCCGTTTACCAGAACGCAGACTTGATTCTCTTTGGTAAAGAACGATGGTCTGAAAACATTGAGAACACCCTCATTTTCAGCCAGTGATAAGCCCTCAAGTTCAATCCCCAGTTCCTTGGCAGTGACCCTAGCAACCCTTGTCTTTGGGACTGGCACTCTATGAAATAGTGCTGCCAGTTCAGGGTTTTTCTTGACGATGTTAGCCATCATTATGCCAACCTGGTTTCTATCAGCAGCACTTGTCAGTAGATAGGTATTCTTAACTACGCTCTCAAGAGGATTGACTATTAGCCTTTCCGAACCTTTGATTCTCCTAATCGGTGGGGCAATATCAGCCATCTTCTTGCCCATGAAGCCCTTTGCCTGAAGGTTCTCAAAGACTCTGTGGAATGGCACATAGGACTTGTATGCTTGGAGTCTTGCAACCAGAGCTTTATCGAGAAGACCCATCTCCTGGGCATACTCCAAGAGATGATTCTGATAGCTGTAAACACTCTCTGCCATCTTAGGGAAATTGGGATATTTCGTTTCGAGTTCTCTAATCGCAGCTAGGGCATCTTTCTTCAGGATTCCCGTCTTTATCTTTCTGCCAGCGAGTTCGACCGACCTCTTAGATGTCAAATAGGTGCTAAAATCTCGCCATGCTGTAGGTTCTCTTACTGGCTCGAGTATCTCCTCTAGTCCAGGCCCCTTGAAATTGGGAACAGCCCTGCCCCGCTCCATCTTCCAGAACTGCTTGCCGAATGTACCTCTGTCGAGCATGACATTGGCCTTGCTGACATTGCCTCGGAGCAATCTAGCCCAGATGTAGGGGTTCTCCTCTAGTTGTATTTCTGCCCCGCCCTGTCTAGCAACCTTAACGAATTGGTCAAGGGGATGCAGGTCATCAAGCATTGCTCTGCTGAATTTATGCCACCCTTGTTGTAGACGTTCACCCAGTGCTGGTGCTGGCTGCTCAAGGGATATTCTACTGAATACCCTTTGAGTTGCTGGCATGTCTACGGGAATTGGCGCTGCTTCTACTACAGGAGTAATGCTTGGTTTTGCTGTTGGCGCAGCAGGTTTGGGAGCAACTACAGGGACTTCAGCAGGAGCAGGTTCAAGTCTAAGTTTTGCTCCTTTCAAACCGATCTGCTCCGCCAAACTCAAATCATTCCATTCCTTTGAACCGAGTGAGCCTGGAAGCTTCATACTCTTAGCCAGTGCAACTCGTTGAGGAATAGTCATAGCATCCCACGAGGCTTTATTTATTACTCCTGCCCTACCACCGAACACCAAAGCACCCGTCTGAGTAGCACGCGGAACAAGAGAAGCTATCCTAGCCTCAACGTCCTGAATGGTCTGGTCTACTGCCTGCTGTGCTGCCCTAGTACCACTAATCCCTCTACCTTGCCTTGCCAGCATATTTTGTGTTGCTCGTTCCTGTAGCCAAATCCTGTCACGCGCAATCGCATTGTATAGAAAGTCCTGTGTTTTCTTTAGATGCTGTGGTGGTACTCCCCTTGAGCGTTGCGCTATCCATTTATCAACACCAGTATTCAGTGTTTGTCGGAGAACCTTGTCACCTATCTCTTTAGTGACTGGTATCAAAGAGCGAACACCTTGATAACCTCCATAGGCTATCAAGCCGAGACCTACAATAAGACTCGGAGTTATAGTCACACCACCAATTTCAAATAAGGGATATTCGGCTGCACCATAGACAGCTTCTGAAACCTTCCTGTAAGGTCGCCTCATAAATGCAGGAGGCACACCCGCCTCGCCCCAATACTCCACATCTTCCAATAGTTGTCGTTCCTCAGCAGATAATGGTATGCCCTTTCCCTGCTTCAAGCGAGCCATCGTAAGAGCATCAGGTGCTCTCGGCGGACGTTCAGGTGCAGTTACCTTAGCTGATGCACCAAAAAGAGCAGGAACACCTAACTCAAGCTCTTCACCTCGCTTCTTCCTGAAATATTCAGTAAAAGGGAATTTCGGCTGAGGCTTCGGTCTAGCCAACCACGGCTTCCGGGGAAAAAGCTCTTGAACTTCTTTATCTGAATCTATATAGGATTGTGCAATGCGGTCGAAGGCCGTAGTCATTACAATCTCCAGCTTAATCTCGGTGCAAACCTGCCATAATTGATGCCACGCTGTGCCGGTGACATTAGATTGAATCTCTGCATGAATGGGTATTGCTCAAGGAAACTACGAAAGTGCATAGATGGAGGCTCACCCGCCATCGCCATCTGCCCTAAAGCCGTTTCATATTCGCCCCATACTCGGCCTTGCTGCTTACGCCAGTAATCCATAAATGAGGGCGAGCCCCGAGGTATGCTTGCGCCATAAAGTGCTGATGGAAAGTCCTCTAACCAATATGACCACGGATTATTATTTGGCATTTCTTTCCCCTTGTGATAAGATCTTGATGTCCACCGGCGGACAGGAGGTGAAGTATGAAAATAGTTATTAGCCTAATTCTTCTGGTTTCTCTGCTATTGTGTACAGCCTGTGAAGTAGCAGAGTCTGAATCCACTGTAACAGCAAGTAATCCCACATCATCTAGCGTTGAGGAGAGGCTCAAGAAGGTTGAGAAGATACTCGAAGATGTACAGAAGGAACTGGGTATTGAACCTTATTGGGATGTTACCCGAAAGTCCCTAGTAGAAAGAGTCGAAGTTCTTGAGGAGAAGGTCATCCCCTCTGGCTTTCAAGAAAACATCAGGGAACCCGAATCACTAGAGGGAAGGGTCAAATCGGTAGAAAGACGGGTTAAGGAATTACAGGCTCAAGTTGCAGGAATTGGTCGCCCATCATCCATTCCATCCTTGGAAGATAGGGTCAGCTTCCTCGAAAAAACACTTGGGGTCACAGACCAACGCTAGAAAAACTGACCGAGATTATACTTTTGTTTCAGATAGTTCAGGAAACTTGGCTCACCGCCTTCAGCCGTCCAGCCTGGATATTCTGATACCCAGCTCTGGTAGGCACCTGGTACTTGTTCAGCCATCCACCCCGCAGTTCGCTTACCCAATGAGGTACGCAAAGCCATCTCAAGCAGGCTTCCAAAGTCTTGACCCCCAGCAGTAATACCTGTTGTGGCTCTTTGCTCCGGTGTCATCCCGAAGACATTACCCATCATTGACTTTGCCAAGCCGTACATTTCAAAGGGGTTGCGAGCATACTGCGGTGCCCACTGAGAGTACATTCCACCTGGCAGGTACTGCCCAAATCCGCCAGCAGTCCCCATGCGCGTTGAAATGTCATAGAGTGGGTCTAGTAGCTGATGGCGACCTGCCAGATATTCCTCAAACGGTGAAAGGTACTGTCGACCATAAGTCCCCAGTGCTGTACCAAAACCAGCACCTCTCCCATAGCGTTCCTCCATCCACTCAGGGCTTCCGACTGGGTATGTTGTTGGCATCTCACCACCTCCTACAGGTTGTTGCTCCATTAGCTCGGCTATCTCCGAAAAACTCAAACCCTGACCTCTATAAGCATCAATTTGCTCCCGTGTTAGACCATATTCTCTCATCAGTAGCGCATACGATTCTTCTTCTGTCGGCCCACCTCCAGCCCCTTGGAATGTTGGCATTAGTGCTGGCATCGCACCACCGCCTACTTCTGTAGGTGGCCAACCTGCTTGTGGCGCCTGCTGCGTAGTAGGCAGTGTAGGGGTGAAACCGCCACCTCCGGTTAATCTTCTAATCTGTTCCTCTGAGAGACCGTGTGATTCCCGAAGCATGTTTTTGACAAACTCATCCACCTCTGCTTGAAATGCTTCTGGTCCTATCGCCTTAGCATAAGCTGCCAGTTGTTCCATACTTCCAAACGATGTTCTTCCTGTTGGGCCATATTGTGGCATTATCTTACCTCCTCTTGCGCTGGTTGCTCAGGTGCCTGTTGCGCCTGTTGCCCAGCACTCATTACTTGAATAATCGCCTGTGCGATCCCTTGTGTCTCTGGATTCATGGATAGTGCCTCAACGGCAGCCTGAAGTAACTCCGGTGGTAACTGAGGCTGTCTCTGTGCCGTCTGAGGACTCAATAGCATTAAAACATCCCGAATCAAGTCTTCCTCAGCACCCCTTGCCTTCAGTGCTTTCGCAATCTGCGTAATCATTATTGGCGGTAAAGACATGGCTTTTTGCTCCAATATCTTGTCTTTCACCGCATCTGGGTCTCTGAGCTGCAAAATATCTTCTCTCGCCGTTTGATAGTCCATCAATGGCTCATCCTCTGGACCGCGCTTCCCGGTTGCAGCCAAAGACATCATTATCTCCGATTCCCTGTCCCTAGGCATCTTCGGTCTAAATGAAACATGGACGAACCACTTTGGGTCTATGTCTTTCGGCTTGGCCTTCACTGTAAAGAAATCGCCATCTGGCTTATAACCCCTGAAGTCAACTGGTTTTGCTCCTTTCACCGCAAACTGCGAGAGCAACTCCTCACATAGCCAGATGTAACTCTGGTCAAGTAATTCAATTCTGGGACTATAAACAGACTTCGTACCCTCTGCCAGAATACCGAAGGCTGCACCACTCATCGCCTGCTTAGTCCCGCCATACGCCAGTGGATACGGTAGTGTGCTCTGCCCGATGTCCTGGTTTAGAATCTGGTCAATGGCTGCGGTCTCAGGCGGTGCTTTCGGTAGTTCAAGTGCGCTTAGCTCCTCCGCATCATCAACTGATAGCTTGATTTCCTGCCATGTCCTGTAAGGGTCGCTTGGAATAGCCTTGTCACCCCTCTTTGAGTAATGCTTTATTGACCCCACCACTGCCCTGTCTTGAATATCCATTAGCCTAGAGATATTCTTATTCCGGGGTTCATACAAACCTCGAGAGGAAGCCCAGACGGAATCTCCCCTGTACTCCATCGTTGAACTATAGTCCTTCATCTGCATTGTTGGCATAGAACCAACGGACCCTACGAAGCCTGGCACATGATCGATGTTGTGTTCTTTAGGGGATTTGGCAAAGCTATTCTCTATTATTACCGAGTTTCTCTCCTCATCAAAGAAGTTAATAAGAATAGCATCTTTGCCCCTTATGTCAACATCCCACTCAGCCTTAATCTGGGCTTTGGTAGCTTTTCTCTTGTTGGCTTTCCACAGTAGTCCGTTGGGACCTCTCTCCCAGGTAACGTGAAGCGGATCCCAGACCTGAACATCAAACACGGTCTCTTCTTTCAGGAGATAGACAAGTGCTATCAAGGAAACCCAGCCCCTTGAACCAATGAAGAAGTTTAATTGCTGCCTTAATGGCGGTTCTCCTCGGGCACGCATAGTCCTGTCTATCTCATTAAGAGCACCGAAGAGATAGAGTTCTCCAACAGACGCTGCCTTTCTCTCTTTCTCTGTGGCCTTTTCAGGCAGTTTAATCTGTAAAGAGGCCTCGGCCCTATTTGACCCATCCAGGACTTTATCAAAGAAATTCTTGGGAGCACTGGATGTATAGGCGTTATAACCCTCCCTAGTGTTCCCGGAATCGTCTTTGGGAACATACTCCTTCAGAGTGACGAAATCAAAGTCAGCATCCATCCGGGTACGGAGGTCTTCTAGTTCACCCTCTTTCCCTTTGATGACCTCTATTATCTCTTTCTCAGTATCGTACATTTACTTTCCTTCTATTTGTGGCTGGGGTAAATAAAAAAGAAACCGCAGACCTTTTCACAGCCTGCGGTTCCTCCGTTCAGCTAAGTTGGGTTTTATTCTATTTTATGCTACCCATTAGCACACTTCTCTCTTTGCTCACCAGTCGAAATCGGCCATTGTAAATTGCCCACAGCAAGGGCAAACTCTCTCTTTGATTAGTCTCTCCATTTCCTCTTCAAAGATGAGAGCCATTCCTTTCTTAAGTGTATTCTCCAAATAACGGGCATCACCATAGGGATTTTCAAAACGCCCATCAAGAAAATGCTTTCTAGCTCTATACCTGACCCCCACGCAAATAACCCCTTGTTTCTCTGCTATCTGCATTAAGGTTCCTCCGTTGGGCTAGATTATCGTTCTAAATTAGTTCGTTATTTAGCTTTTCTTAAATGGGCAATTCTCCCAGTCATGGGGAGTACATGGGATTCCGAACATGTGTGGTATTCCAGTTTCCATCATCCCCATTCTAGTGCAACACCATAAGTCCCGAGCTTCATAATGGGGATAACAGAACATACATCTATGGTCTTCCTCGATTATCCTTTGTACTTCGAGAATTGGTTTTCCTTCTATCATAGGTTCCTCCTTTTAATCGGGATATGTTCGTTCAATACTTGTTAGCGTTTTCTTACCTGCCCGAACTTGTATTTTGACACTACCATAATCGAGGTATTTATGCCAGTCTATCTTCTCAAGTTGCTTCTTGAGTTCTTCATCCTGACTCTCTTGTTCGGTCATCTACTTGCTCTTGCGCTTCCTTGCAGGCTTCCCAGTGGGTTTC